GAAGGTTGTTCCCAAGACGACAACCGATAACTGCTGACATGTTCCCGATATTGAAGGCAACGCCGACGCGTAGAGGCTCGTTGCTGACATCCGGAATATCAGTGATTACATGCTTGGCGCGATCAAAACGGTCATAAACCTGACCTGTTGTCAGATTCGTAAACTCTCCAAGCAAATACGCCTTCAACAGGCTGGGATCGTAGTTTGCTTCGAGACGTTCGATGAAGTCTTTTGGGAGGTGGGGATTGTCCACCGATCGCATCTTAATCAGTTTCCGATCAGGACGCTGTTGAGCTTCTTCTGTCCCAAACGTGTTCCACATCCAGCGAAAACCCTCAGGCGTTGATGCAGCCGCAAACTGTCGCACGTTGCCAGCACGCAAGCGACCAAGGATTTTAGGGAATGCTTTTTCTGCAATCGATGGCGTGACCGTATCAATTTCGTCAGCAAGCACCCAGGCAAGGTTCAAGCCAATGATGCGTGACCAGTTCTCGAAACTGCGACACAAAATCTTCGTGTCACCGCCTGGAAGGTGTAATACATATTCAGGCAATGGCGAAGCCCTAAACGTATATGGAACTTCGTATAACTCTAAGAAATTCTCGAAATCGTTCATCCAGATATCTCTGATCAAAGGGCCAGTCGGTTCCATCACGCAACCTGTAAAACCTTGGTTCAACACTGCGAGTATTACGCTTTTTGCAGCTAACGACCTGGTCTTGCCTGCGCCGTAGCCTGCGGACAGGCCGATGATTTCTGTTGTCTGATCTTCTACAAATGCAAGCTGACCAGGATGAAGATCTGATTTGATTCGCTGAACTAATTTTTGAACATCTAATTCTGAATTGTTTTCGCCAATTTTATGTAAAACATGACCTGACGGTATCGCTGACAATACGCCCATTAATCGTAGATCCGTGCAAGTTTTGCCGCTGTATTAATGCAACCTAGCGCAGCCTGCAGATTCGATTGCTCCATAGCTTTTTTTTGAATCACTGAAAGTTGCGACAAAAGAACAGCGGTAAAAGCTTGACGATCGAGGTTGTAATCCTCTTCTAACTCTTTACGTGCTTCTGCGATGTACTCGTCTACACGACGTTTTGATAGCCCCCATTCTTGAGCGCCATACTGCACTAAATCTTGACGTGTCGCTCCGTTCGCAAGCATCCGCGTCACCCGTGCAAGGCGGAATTGCTTTTCTACAGCTGTGCAACGAGGTTGAGCCATGTATTTACTGTAGTGAGGCGAATGAATCGAGCGCATACCAGACGTGGCTATTGCGGTAACCACCTGGATGCGTAGGGATAATCGGCGTCACGCCATGCCTGTTGCGATAAGCCGGATAGACAAGCATTGAACCATCTATTTGATCGAATGTCGCTCCGAACTCAGGTACGTGCAGGTTTCCACCTTTGCTGTTGCGTCTTTTAGTGATGATGATGTTTATAGCGCCTTTGACGTTTGCATGGTCTTGATGAACCGCTGCAGCGATATTGCAATTGCTGATAGTCGAGGTGAAATTTTCGCTAAACGACCATTTTTTGGGAACACGCTTAGCGACAGCTTTCAGATGACCTTCGACAACCTGTGGCGCTGTAGCTTTCAACAGATCGAAGGCTTTAATACCCGCTGCACTCATGGCGCGGCAAAAGGTTTTAGCTGTAGTAACGCTATGAACAGATGAACGCGATGCATAAGGCCGTCTCATGTGAGGTTTCGGTGGGCAAGAGCCAAGGATGGTGCTGTATTGCTTGACTTCAGCCGCTGGGTTATGCAGGCCAGAAGAACGCCTCATATCAGATTTCGGGACGCGTTTAGTTCTTATTTCGGTGTCAGCGATGTTGATCAAATTCAACAGGTCAGCCGGTAACTGAGTGAGGAACAAACCAACATGTGTGCCGTCTTTATCCGCGAGGATACAGTCTTGGCTTACATTTGCATCGATGTCTGGCACAGCATCGCCAATCTTCAAACCACTGTCATTTGGCTCTAAGGTCAGAATCGATAACGTCATTTGCTAAAGCAGAAAACGTTTGTGCAAGCAGGAAACCAGCTTTGCTGCCAGACCGTTTCCCGTTGATCGTTGTAGCAAATGCTGTTCCAGGCAGCTTCTATTCGGTAGTCATTTTTTTGTTTATCAATGACGGACCATAACCTTGTTAGCGATGGGTCTATGTCAAAAGACCATTCATAAACAAGCTTTTTGAATCTTGATTGCGTGTTCTCGAGGATAGGCATTTCAGCACCCTCGATATCCATTTTGCAAGCGTCGAAGTTTTTAGCCTCTTCATCAAAATTGAGACAGGGCACTTTGATGCCTTTGTCGTTCCATTTTCGAACGATCGAGTTTCTCCAGACCTGACTGTTGTTGCCGATAAACAAGGTTACGGTTTTTCTTTGGTCGTGGACCAGAGCAGCCTGTTTCACCACTGCTTCAAACTTGTTTAAACGCAAATTACGTTTGATCATGTCCACGTTGTATGGATCAGGTTCGTAGACAGTGACCTTTGCCCCAAGCTTGCACGCAAGTAAAGCAAAAGCACCAACATTCCCACCACAGTCCATCCATCGTTCGCCAACACCAATTTTTAGACCTCGTTTCAAATAGGTTTTACGACCAATGACCTCCTCGAAAGTTTTCAGGTCACTGAAGCCTGGACGATGATAAAAACGTATTGAACCGATCGAATCTTGCAGAAGCTTCATGAAGATAATGCCTCGATCAGTTTCATACCTACGTAGTCGCCACGTTTACGAGCGGCGTCAACTAAAGCCTTTGCCTCTTCGTAGTCTTCAGCTCGAAACTCGATTTGTATAGCTTTTAAGACGCCGTCAGCCAAATCACTAGTCGGATCATCTAAATCGTCTAGGGCAGAATAATCAGGGTCTTCTGTAAACGTAGGGATGTCATCACCCCAGCCAAGCAGGGACAAATCATAACCAGCGTCGCCCAATGCCTCAAGCTCAGCTTGTAAGACATCATCATCCCAAGTGCTATTGAGGGCGAGCTGATTGTCTGCGATGACATAAGCACGTTTCTGCTCTGCGGTTAAATGCTTTAGTTCAATAGTTGGAACTGTAGCCAGGCCCATTAGCTCAGCAGCCATAAGACGGCCGTGGCCTGCAATAACGTTGCTGTCAGCGTCAACCAAGATTGGATTAGTAAAACCAAACTCTTGGATTGAGCGAACTAAGCGATCTAGCTGAGACTCTGAATGTTGACGAGGGTTGTTTTCATATGGCTTCAACTCACCTGCATTGCGTTGGATTATTTTCTCAGGAGCAATTGGCACAGTCGAAAAAATGATTCAGCACCATAGTAACCACATGTGTCAACGCGGATTATTTGCTTTCAACCAGTATTCAGTCAAGCGAATAATTTTCGGCTGGACAAGATGATGGCTGCTCACTATTGACCTGAACTCGCCGACCGTGACCATAAGGCTGCCATCTTCGAGGGAACGGATTTTGGCTACGGGCGTAAGCCTCTTTGAGTCGTTGCTCGTAGCAGAAAAAGGCTCGGAGTTCATTTTGTTGTTTTTGTTGCCTGAGCTGTTCATCCACAGATTAGTCCTTGTCGCCTTTTGAACAAACAATGACTGTGTAACCGCTTTCAGTAGCAATTTGCTTCAGATTGGAGAGTTCGTCATTGTCGTAGGCCCAGTCTTCCCAAATGTGCTCAGAGCCTTTGTAGGCGTTGACGGTGTAATGGGGTTCAACTGGCGCAAGCTTAAGCAGGTTTGACGCTTCAAGCTGATCTTGCATTCTTTCAAATCTTTCAAAAAGGTTGAGCATTGAGTGGTGATTGTCCATAAGTCAGATAGCAGGCAAAGCAGGAAGAGTGTCTTGATGGTCAATAGTCAGATCCCTGATGTAATCACAAAAGTGATTATCAAGGTCTTCGTAAGTGTCGGCTTCTTCTGTTGTCATCAAGTCTTGTAAAGCGGCTCTTATTTGCAAAGCGCGATCAAGACGTTGTCGAGTGTTCATGATTGGGAGATGTGCGTGAGTGGATTGCCCACACACACATTATGGCATGCCAGAAATTAATGGGCAACAACTCAGTCCCAGGTGTTGTGATACTGAGGCTTGCCATCCCAAATGCGGAAATACTTGATGGTGTCAGAAATCCCTTCAACGCCATCCCAGTGCTGAATGCGCTTGCGGAAAATGTTGCAATCTTGCGATTGCACAGACGTGTCAGGAATTGCCTTGCCTTCACCCTGACCATCATCGCCAGTAACGATGCGACCGATAGGACGAAGCCAAACGCTGGACTTTGTCATGCGAGCAACAACGTAGTACTCAACAATCGTCATGTCGTAGCCGAAACTTGAGCAAACGATTTGGTCAAGCTCGAACTTGTTGGTCTGAAGAGTTAACTGATCTGCTGTAACAGTCATGGAAGGGAAAAGCGGTGCAGTTTCCTGCTGAATGAATCATGGCATGCCAGAAAAGAAATCGCAAGCTAATCGAACATCGGGTGCAGGTGTAATTTGATTTCGTCGCCGACCCAAGTCATGGCACTAGATGGAATTTCTACCTCTGGCGTTTGTGCTGTGTACCAACGATGGTTGCAGCTGATGCAATGCCGACGGCGAACAATTTCGTAAGGGCCTTCCACAGTCCTTTTTGTCGTTACAACATGCACGCGGAAAGATCCGCATTTAGGGCATTTCATCATGCTTTTTTACTGACGGAAGATAAAGCACGAATCACCGTGCAGACGATTGGCTCAAGCTGATGCCGTGGGATGAAATGATATTGACGGGTGATTGCATCGATAGCTTTATCGATAGCGTCCCTGCCTCGTGACAGATGTACTGGTTTGTATGGAGGGATAGGCGCTTTCCGATCTTCAGTGGTCAAGATTCTTGCCCTAAGCAGTTCTTGGCGCGTAATGCCACGCTGAATAGCTTCGAGGTTCAAGCTTTCACGTTCTTCCTCAGTGAGTCGTATATCAACTCGTACTGGGAATTGTCGGTTGCAATCAGGCATCAGAAATCGTAAGAGTCAGTTGTGTTTGTTTTTTCGGCTGAGAACGGAGAACCAGCACAAGGCCGTATGTCCTGTTCCCAGCGCAAGTTTGAAATCCTCAGCATTGGATTTCCAAGCTGAGCAACCTTCACCGCATGAAGGCTGGAAGCATCAACAACAACCCAGCCATTCGACCAGTTGCCTTTGATGCACCTTTCAACAGGCGTCCCTGGAGCAGGGGTATTTAACCTCCCTCCGCCAGAAACGCGTTCTAATGGTATTAAAGGGGTTTTACCTATTTCTTCGTGTACGCGCGTGGAAGATAAAGACGTTTGGGGCGTTAAACCCCCACTTTCAGCGGGGCCTATTACAGGCACATACATGATCGAGGGGCGACCACCTTCTAGAGATGGTTCTGACTGACCTGATTCGCAGATCAATCCTTTTTTCTGCAAAGCGCGAAGACAACGGTTGACCTTGTTTCGATCGATCGACAAAACCGCCGATAGCTCGTTAGACGTCACCGGAAAGCTCCCAGCAACCCAACGCTCCAGAATGTGGTCATACGCATCCGCTTGGCGACCTTGAAGCCCGTCAGAAACCTCCTGCATGGCCTCAGCGTGTAAAACGCTTTCACCATCGCCATGATGCACCCAGCCATCGTCTTTCAATTCGATCAGCAAGGTTGTACCTTTTGCGCGACCTTGTGTTTTTAATACAACCCGTTGATCAGTTTGTGTTTGGCCTTCAAGGGGTTGTTTGAACCAATTCATCAGAATCGTCAAACTTGCTGCTGCAGGCAGTGCATTGCTACCCCTACTTGCATTAGTCGCATTGCCTCCAGAAACTGATTTATTCGTGTGATGAATCATCGCCAGAGTCGTCTTATGCGGTGCCAAAGCTTGCGCAAGCTTCCTCGCAGGGCCATCAAAACTTGAGGCTGCTTCTTCTAATCCAAGCGGCGAACAACAAGCGTGATAACTATCGAGCAAAAACAATGAATTTGGATTTGCGGCAGCGATGACTTCAAGGTGTTCGATACCTTCATCGGTCAAATGAAGTGGTGACGCTGTGTGCCACAACATTTCGACAGGGCCTCCAAGGTTGCCATCAGATGTGACAAGCCCTTCACGCTTGAATAAATTGTGCCAATCGTTTTCAGGTTGGTCAGTGCCAATGATGAAAACTTTCGGACATGCCCCGTGCAAGGTCTGCCCTAAATACTTTTTTTCGCCATGCCACCAAGCACTGATCATTCCAACC